TCTACCGGAACAGTATCTAATCGTTTTTTGTAATTTTTCTGGTTGGATAGTATTAAATAACGTTTTGCTATTGTTCCAAAATAAGAGTATGCTTTGGCTCCTTTAGAGGGGTCAAATAAATGTATCTTGGACAAAAGAAATGTTATTACTTCGTGTTGTAAATCTTCAATATTTTCAACTTCGGTGTAATAAAATTTAAATGTGTGAACTATATTTTCGGTTAACTTAAAGAAAGGATAATGTATTTTTCTTTCATATATTTTACTTTTAATAGTAGGATCCAATTCGTTATTGTATTTAACGATCGCGTCTTCCGTGTCTTGAGTAAAATATACCATTATAAATTTTTCACATTAAAAGAGTTAAGAATAGTTTGAATACTCTTAACACTTTCAAAGAAAAAACCAATTTCATCGTCTGCTTTAAATGAGCCTCGATGGTCTATTTCTTTTAGTTTTTTATCTGATTCATCTATAACTTTAGAAACTTTATTTAGATAAACCATATATCCCGTAAGGATATCTTCTTGTTTTTCGTTTTTGCGTAGAAGGTTAAAGGTCGTGTATCCTAGGACCACGACCATTAACGCTAAAATTACTGTTAAAATTATCATATATTATCTAATAGATTTTTTAAACTTTCACTTTTAAGTGTACTTAGTGCTTTTTGTTGTTTGTTTATAGCAGGTTTAGTGTTGGACTTAGTGCTAGTATCCAATGTAAAATTCTTTTTAGGGGACTCCACGGAATTTTTAAATTTTGGTAACCATTCTCTTTCAAATTCAATTCTTGCGGCCATTAAATCTGCTTGATGTAATACAAATGGGAGACAAGTACGTGGTTTTTGTTCGGGCATAAATGTATGGAGATACTTTTTGTTGCCTTCATCGTATAAACCATCGTGAGTTTGGATAGCTAACATTTCATTAAATGAATACTGAACACCATGGGACTGAAGTAAATATAAACCACGATCAGGAACTGAAGCAAATGCTACTTTGTTATTGAACATATAGTCTTCGCCTAGTTTATCTTTACGCCATTGATCTGTTTGAGGGACATATGATTCGTTGTTTTCATCTCCCATTTTACCTAAATCGTGATTAATAGCGGAAAATACTAGTTCTTCAACTGTGTATGTATTTAAATCTGCTCCCATTTCACCCCACAAATTGTTAAGTTTAAGAGCACAATCTACAACGCGATTAACGTGTTCGATATAACCTCCTGGAAAAGCATTATGATATTCTTTTTTATGAGCGGCGGGCATTAGAATTAAACGATCTTTGTATTGTTCGTAAAATTCTAGGAGTTTTTCTTTACGAGGAGATGATATCCAAGTGTTGATATGTTGGATAAAATAGTCCCAATTTTCTTGAATTTGTTCTGCGGTAAGTTTCATAACTATTTGTTTTTTAATTTAAAATTCATATGATCCCATAGGTTCTTGTTGAACAAAGGCTTTAGCATCTTGAATAACTTCTTGTGTATCTTTAAGGATAGCTTCAAATTCTTCTCTAGATCCAGCACGTTGAAGTACTAAAAATAGTTTAGAAATATTGCCTTCTGCTTTTTCTAATCTTCGCATTATGATGTTTCTGTTTTTCATAATAATAGTTTTATAATGGGAATATAAGCAGAATATTAAATAAAACCAAGTTTATTTTACTTTTTCTGCTAGTATTTTTTTAATTTTTAATATAAAAGCACATTTTTCATATTCTTCTATATTTTCAAAATATGAAATAGCAGAATCTAACGATACCATTAGCTGGGGGGTATAATTATTTTCTATAGCTTGGATATGAGCATCATTAGATAGGTCTATCTTTTCTATGTAAGAAAAAGCTCTATTATATACGAGCATGTCTCCTAAACTTTTAACATCGTCTTGATTAATATCTGGATCTGATTTTAAAAGAAAAATAAGATTTTTTATAAAAAAATTCTTATGATTAAGAATTAATTTCTTGAACATTCCCATCAAATAAGTGGGATGCTCAGAAAAATCAATTGCTACAATGTTATCATCCTCGCTAGTAAACGAGTTGAATATTTTATTTATATCCATTCTACATATAAATATGTATTTTTTAGTCCTTTAATTAAGATTTGTAGCGGAGGTGGGACTCGAACCCACAACCCCTGGGTTATGAGCCCAGTGAACAGCCTTTGCTCTTCTCCGCGATATATATTTTATTTTTTTGTGTTCCTGGTAGGGTTCGAACCTACGACCACCTGATTATGAGTCAGACGCTCTAACCTGCTGAGCTACGGGAACGATTTTTTTACATTCCAAGAATCATTAAAAGTAAAATTACTGAAGATGAAAAACCTAATGCTAAACTTAAATCACCTTTTTTCTGATCATAAACTTGTATAGGTTTAATTGTAGCTTTATTAATTTTAAAATTAAATTGGTAATCTTTTCTAGTAGTTTCATTTATTAATATAGGAATATGTAATATTATACTGCTTGTATTTTTTGTAAATTTAACTATATTAATAAATTCTAAACTATCATAGATTTCTTTTGTATAATCTTGTATTTTAATATAATTACAATCTATAAATAGTGGAGATTGGTCCCATCCTTCATTAGATACCCATTGTATGTTTTCAATTGGGGAAATAATATCTTTTATAGTTTGATTTGGGTAAATTATACTAGGGATTTGTGTTTTACCTTTATCTATTAATCTAATACCTTCATGAATTACTCTTGATTCATTACTATCAATTGTTATTAAAACTTCATCCCAAATTAATTTTATATTTTGATTTGTGTTATTTTTTAAGATAAAATTTATATCTTTATTTGTAGGAGTAAAACAAATCTGAATATTATCATCTAAAAAGCAATTATCATCAGTAGAATTTTTTAATTTAATATCATAATTAGCATGGTAACGTACCGATGTACAGCTTGTAAATGAAATTATAATTAAAGTAAAGATTAATAGATTTTTTTTCATATCATAAGATTTTTTTACATTAATAATGTAATTCCTTTAAGTATAAATAGAACAATCCAAAGTAAAATTACTAAAGATGAAAAATATACTGTTGAATAGTAAAATATATCATCTGGTGTGGGTTTTAATTTCATAACTTTTTAATTTTAATTAGCAGTCAGGACAGGATTCGAACCTGTATGGACACATTTTATAGTTGTTTAAGTCCAAAGCAACTTACACTTATACGTTTACCAATTTCGCCACCTGACTTGGTTGATTACTGTGCTACAGCAGCAGTATCAACATTACCACCCAATTCCACAGTATCTCGGTAAAGCGAATCAACTGACTCAGTAGTCGCTTCGGTTGTGGTGGATTCGTTGGTTGAGCAAGCTGTAGCCATCATGGCACAAACGAGCATTAACGCGAACATGTTTTTCATAACTTTGTTTTTTAAATTGTTTAACATGATTAAATATACAAACAAATATTTAAGTATCCAAGTTTTTTTGATTTTTTTAAACATTTCTTTGTTGTGATCCTAACAAGAGTCGAACTTGTAACCTACAGCTTAGAAGGCTGTTGCTCTATCCAGTTGAGCTATAGGACCAAAATTGGTAAGGGGCTACCTGCGCAGTGTCTAGATCACCTTGCAGCCGTTTGTTTTTCCTTTTTCTCCCCTTGCTGTACCTCGAGCCGGAATCGAACCGGCACGACTTCATCAGTCACAGGATTTTAAGTCCTGCGTGTCTACCTGTTTCACCATCGAGGCATATTAATGATTATTTAAATTCTTGATTTTTTCCATTAGCACACCTATTTCGTGAACTGTTTTATTATATTCAGCTATAGGGTCTATTCCTTCGGGATTGTCGGGATGACAATTCCAGTATTCTTCTTTCTTCTTTTGCAAGAAAATTAGTTCGTTTAGTAAAAGCTGCTCTAGCTCAAACCTTGTTTCCATATTATCCATATATATAAATATACAACCAAATTGTTAGATATCCAAATTTTAAATATATCGTTCCCCCAAAAATTCAATGGCTTTTTTAGCCTCATTAATATCCATTTGAAAAAATTCTCT